TTAATCCTTCATTAATGTTTTTCTGATCTCTTCCGGGCTCTTTGCGGTCACATATTCTCCTTTCTGGTATTCTTTTAGGCTTCTCCTTATACGCTTTAAACCCTCTTTATTCATGAGCTCCTCTAATGTTGCCAAGATTTCCTCTATCTTGGCAAAGTGTTCATAAAGCTCCTTTAGCAATGGCCGCGGAACTGAAATACTTTCGGTCACAATACCACCATCTATCTATGTAAAGCCACGTGAAAGGTAATAAAGTATTCTGAAAGTTTCAAAATTTGTGTTTAGGCCAACGTGTTGGGTCTTGTGTAGGCCAACAGACTGGCCAGTGCGTAGTACAATTCGGCTTTTCATTTTCTTTACCGTATTCTACTCCTACTGAAAAGACGTGTTGGAGGGCTGGTGTCCGAGTTTGCCTTGGGAAGTATCCGCCAACTATATTCGGAGTGGCCATCGCAATCCAGACGATTTTGAGCCGGACAGCCTTCGCACGATAGTGCTTTCTGAGGCTGAGGGTATTAAAGCCGTCATAGGCAAGCCTAAGGGTGGTAAGGGCGCCACTGAAGTGGTTAGTTTTCTTTTTGATGTTTCGAAGGGCTGGACTTTGGAAAAGGCTAAGGAATGGTTTGAGCGCCATCATAGGCCTAGCAGCGGAAAGGAGCATTTCTACGCTGTTTTGCCCTTCAAAGTGCTTGAGAAGATTGTGGATAAGCCACTGCGGATTCGTGGTATAGCCCTAACCGCTGGCATGAGCCGGAACATGAACATTTACTTGCCCGAGGAGCTTGAGGCTTTTGCAAGTCGGCTTGTTTCTGCTCCCGTTTATGTGGAGCATGTGGCTGCTTCTAATGCTGTTGGCAAAGTTGTGGACGCCCGCTGGGACGGCAATAGCCTATGGTATGAGGCTGAAATTTACGATGATGAAATTGCCGAGAAAATCCGCAAGGGCTTGATTAGGCATGTGAGCATTGGCGCCGATTACGAGAGGCTTGATTTTGTTGATGGCAAAATCCCAAGAGGCTTGCACAACGCAGAACTAAGCCTTGTGGCTGTTCCAGGCGTTCCAGAAGCCAACATCCAAATTTTGGAAAGGCTCCAAGAGCAGGGCTTTGACCCCATAGCCTCCGGCGAGTACATTCTAGGATTTTACCAAGACGTGGAGGCTTTCCTGCCAGAGCATTTCACCACTGTTTGGCTTGACCGGGAGAATGGCGTACTAGCCATTATGGGGCGTCCAAGAGCCCAGCCGGACACCAGCCTTGTCCAGAGCATATTCTTCGCTAAGGGGAAGATGTGGGATGAGCAGAAAATCCGAGACTGGCTTAGCCTGCATCCAGCCTACATGGCGCCAGTTCCAACAGCCAAAACACTGAAGGAGGATGGAATTGGGAAAATGACCCCATGCCGAAAGCCTACATCTAGGGGCTTGGTTGAGCGTGTCTGGAGCCGCAAATACATCAATGCTCTTCCGGACGACTGCTTTGCTTATGTTGAGCCCGGCGAAAGGGACGAGTCTGGGCGGACAGTGCCGAGGAACAAGAGACACTTGCCCTTTAAGGATGCTGAGGGACGCATTGACCTGCCCCACCTGCGGAATGCCCTAGCTAGGCTTAACCAGACACAACTGCCAGAAGAAGCCAAGGAAAAGGCTAGGCGTGTTCTATGCGCTGCCGCTAGGCAGGTTGGCTTAAAAAGTGAGGTTTGCGGCACAGAGGAAGCGAAAGCGGCGGACAGCGGCATTGGCAGCGTTTTAGACGCTTCTGGTGTAGCGCCGGAACCAACCCTAGACGATGTTATTGCAAGCACAGAGGCGGTTCTTGGCGAGGTTGAGGATGCCATAGAAGCCCTAACAGCCAGAATTGAAAGGCTCGAAGCCTATGTGAAGGCTTCCAAAAATGTTGGCAGTAGCGGCGGTGATAGAGGCAGCATCAGTGCTAGTTCTGGGGCTGAGGGCTTGTTGGTTAAGAACGCTAAGCCTATGATTCCAGTTGAGGATGTTGCGAAGATGATAAGGGATGTTTTGCCAAGCCCGATGGTGGAGAGAAGCTGGGGGCTTGGTCCCCAAAGGATGTGCCAGGAACTTCGAGGAGTGCTTCACAAACTGAGCAAGCTTGAAGGAGTGTTGAAGCAAAATGGCATTAGACGTTGACCATGCTTTCGCAGTTGCTTTTGCATGTTTGGGAGTAAGCCAGGATGAACTGGCTGAAACCGTAAAGCTTTTGCGTGAAGGAGGATGGATGGCTTATGGCTGACAACACTGGAAAGCCTTGGATGGGCATAGGCGAGACAGACGACCCTAAGGCTGTTATTGAGACTTTTGAGGCTGCAGCAGCCGTAACAAAGGGCGACCCCGTCTACTTAAGTGCTGACGACAAGGTTAGCCCAGCCACTTCGGCTCAGGACTGCATTGGCATAGCCCTAAGAAGCGTTTCAGCCGGAGACCCTTGCCCGGTGCTTGTTCGCGGAAGGGTGAAAGTGAAGGCTGGCGGAGCCATAACGCGGGGTAAAGCCGTTTATGGTGCAGATTCCAGCAAGCGCATATTGCAGTTGACGGACCAAGCCGTTAACGAGGGTGGAACTGCCACCTACACTATCTACTATAATCGCAAGCTTGGGTTTGCTTTGGAGTCTGCTTCGGCGGCTGAAGACCTCATCTTCATCTACGTTGAAAAATAGGGAGGGACAAGCCATGAAACCGAGGCTTTTTGAGAGTTTGATGGATACGGACGGCGAGTTCCGCCAGCTCATGGAGAACTTAAGCCGTAGGGCTAGTACGCATCCGTTTTTGAGGCGCTATTGCGAAGTAGCCTTAAAGGAAAGGCTTTTCAGCGACACTGTTGGCGCTTTGGGGCATATGCATGACACGCTGGTTGAGGCAGCCTACCCAGAAATGATCGGCAGAGAAATTGTAATGGTTCGTCCCACAACAGAAGCCATGGAAAGGTTCCCATTGGACGAGAGGGCTGTGGCTTACCGTTATGCTGAAGGCGCCTACACGAGGCTTAGCGGCAAAAAGGTCAGCACAGTGGACGTTTACACAAACATTGTGGCTGAGGCTTCTGAGGTCTGGACGAGGGAGTTCCTAGAAGACGCCACATGGAATGTTATGGAAACCATGACTGAGAAGGTTGGCAGAGCCTTGGGCGAGGCTGAAACCAACAAGATTCTAGCCATGTATGGCGCTATTGCCAATGCGGATTTGGCTGGGGGCGCCCCAATAGACAATGGTGGGCAATCCCTAAACTGGAGTGGCGTTGTCAAGCTCCACAATGCTGTTAGGGGCGAGAACTGGCGTCCAACGGTGCTAGCCCTAAACGAGGTTCAACTGCACCAACTCCTCAACGACGACAAGTTCATTCATGCCCAGTACCTGCCTTCAGAGCATGTGGACTTGGAGAGGGGCGTTGTCGGCAGCGTTTTAGGAATGAAGGTTTTGGCAAGCACCCTCGTGCCAAACGGCGTGGCTTACGCCATCGACACCCGAGTGGCTGCGGTAATGCTTCTCCGCAGAGACATAACAGTGGAAGACTGGGAAGACCCAAGAACAGGCGAGTTCGGAGTTAGAGCAACAACCCGCTTCGGCTTAGGCGTATTGCGCAGCAAGGCAGTAGCCAAAATGGTCAACATAAGCACTTCGCTGTAGCCCTAACACCATGAAAAGGCTACCCTAGAATGGTGGCGGGTGCAATTTTAATGGAAACACTTAAAGCAAAATGCCCCAAATGCGGCAAAACCTACCAGTTGCGAAGCAAACAAGACTCCGTAATCTGCGACTGTTGGCAGATCTGCCCAACCTGCGGGGAGGAGATGACGCCATACACGCCTGACACTGCGCCAAAAACCTATGGACTGGAAGGTTTGAGGGAAATGCAAGTCGTAATGGTTTGCACCCGCCACCATCCCCATTTTTATGGCACACAAAAACCGGTGGAGGTTCAAGCTGATGCGTAAGCTTGGCGAAAGGCTCCACCTGGCAAAGATTGTTCTTTCAGAACTTAAAAAACGCCCATTGGGCAGGACGGAGCTTGAGAAGAGGACAATCCGCCAGTTTGGCACGCATAGTGCCTTCGAGGGGATATTCCGCTACCTTGTTCAGGGCGGCTACATAGCGAAAAGCGAGGGACGCCACCGAGCTCCATACATGATAACAGAGAAGGGGTTGAAGCTTCTGGAGGGGTTATAAGGCTTATGAACAGCGTTTTAAGGCGGCTTGTTGAAGCTTTCACTTTGAAGAGGCGGAGCGGTTACGCCTCAGCAGAGCCCCAAACAATCTACGAGACCCCAAGTATTCCATTGGCTGACGTTATGAGGCTTTACGAGAGGGACCCAGCATGCAAGGCAAGCGTAGACCTTTTGGCGGCTTCAGCCGTTGGCATGGGCTTCTACACAACTGTAAATGAGAAATATGAGAAGGCTGAGGAAGCCAAACGTCTCATAGACCAGTTTAATGAAGAGGCTAATTTGGACATGCTTTTATGCGACATGGCAAGGGTCCTAATCGCATGCGGAAACGATTTCTGGCTTAAGATAACCCCTGAAAGGCTCACAAGCCTCCAGAGGCTTCCAGTGGATGCCGTGGAAAAAATCGAGTACAGCCTAATCCGCGATGGCGGGCTCAAACTTCCCTACAATGTTGAGGGCTACAAGCTTCGCTTGGCTTATGGCGGTGAAACCCTAAACCCGGAGGCGGTTATCCACTGGCGAATAAACTGTTTGGGCTCTTCTGGTTTTGGAACAGGCGTCTTGCAAGTTTTGCTGCACACGCTTGTTTTCTATTCTGATAGACGACCAGCCTACGCCTGGATGAAAGCAAAAATCGAGCGCATAATGCCAAAAATCTTCGAAAAGTATGCCGGACCAGACGTCTTGGCTCTTTTGGAGAGGGCTGACGCTGGCACCATCCAAAAGTTTGAGAAAGCCATCAAAAGCCGCCCAGAAGAGGGCGTCTGGCTATTTTACAGCGGAAAGGGCGACATTAAGCCGCTTACAATAGACCCAAGAGCCAGATTCGAATACTACATTGACTACATCGTAAACCAGTTTTATCTTGGCTGTGAAACGCCACTGCCAAGGCTTTTCAGCACTCCAGGCTTTACGGAAGCCAGTGCAAAAGCCGCCTTGGAACTGCAGGACATGCTCATAAAACCCATTCAGCGTTATATTAAGCGTCAAGTGGAGCACGCCGTTTTCAAGCCTGTCCTTCTTCAAGCTGGACTTAACCCTATTGAGGCTGGGGTTCGCCTAAACTGGGGTTCCCCGAAAACTCCTCAGGTTAGTGTTTCCGACATGCTTCGGGCTGCCGAGTTGGGGCTTATTCGCCCAGAAGAGTTTCGCAAAAACGCTTTGAAGTGGGGTTGGGAGTTGTGGGAGCACTCCGAAACCACTCCAGAAAGGCGGAAGGAGGCATAAGCCCAATGCTGTTTTTTGCGTGTCTTGTACGCGTCTTCTCCTTTCTCCCCTCGAAAAGTGTGCGCGCATGCCTCCTCCCCTTCTGGGGTGGCGGAAAAGCCTTGGAAAAAGCGTTAAACATTAGGGAGGTGAATGGATGAACCTTCTAAATATCGGCTTGGGTGTGGGCGCAGCCTTAGCCTACGCCTTTCTGGGTTTTGCATCCCAAGACAAGCCCTTCAACTGGCGGAAGTTCCTCAGAACAGTGGCTATAGCCGCCTTTTCGGCGCTTGGCTTAGATTTGGCTGGGATGACCTTCGACGTTTACACAGCCCTAGTTGGACCCACAGCCATAACGGTTTGGCTTCAGAAGCTGGTTGACACTGCCAAACATTGAGCGAATAGATCAGAGTGTGTATGGCTATGAGTCAGCAGCAAGACGTTCCTTACTGGCGTTATGAAGAAGCCTATAGGGCTATTCACAGTGCTTTAAGCGGGCTTACGGCTCCGCCGAGTGGCAAGAAAATAACTAAACTGGCGTTTACATGGAACGCGGATGGCACCGTTCACACCATTAAAGCATACATGAATGATGATTTGCTTTTCACCCTCACCTTTTCTTGGAACGTCGACGGCACTTTGCGGGAGGTGGCTCGAACATAGGCTACGCGTGAGCCTATGCGAGAAACCATATTGGAAGGAGGTAGATGTAGTTGAGTCAAAATGTCGGCACGTTGGTGAAGTATCGTGTGATTAAACGGCGGGTTGGCGAGCAAAAGCCCTACGCCGTAGACGAGTCGGAGCACAACTGCTTCCTCATCGAGGGCATGAATGAAATGTGGAACCTGATATTGGGTTTGACGGCTACGCCCTTCAACAGCACTAACGCCTATATTGGTGTGGGCGATGGCACAACGGCTGAAAGTGAATCGCAGACTGGATTGCAAGGCTCAAACAAGTTTTATAAGGGTATGGCAAGCGGTTATCCGAAGGGTCCGGCGGATGCTGGCGACAAGAAGGCTGTTTTCCGCAGCGTTTTCGGCAGTGATGAGGCGAACTTTGCCTGGAACGAGGTTACAGTGGCTAATGGCAACAGCGACAACGCGAAAAACATGCTAAGGATAGTCGCTTCAAAAGGCACAAAAAGCAGCGGCGAAGAGTGGACGGCTGAAGTAGAAGTGCAGTTCCAGAATCCAGCGTAACTGAAACGATTGATGATGCTTGGTTTGGAAGTGAAAAACTATGGCTGTAGGCGATGTTAAAAATGGGCTTTCTAACGTAGCGGCAGGAGACTACCTGGACATTCGACCACCTGTCGGCGAGGAATGGGTTATCCATAACATTTACCACGCAAGCGACATCCAGCTTGAACTTTACGATGGCACCAACAGCTTAATCTTCGACACAGATGCCGGTGCAGGCGTTTACGCTAAATACGCTTTCCATGTTACGAACTCAATCCGCATCAGGGTTAAAAACACGAGCGCATCAGCCCAATTGATAGGTTATGATGGTGTGCAAACCAAATGACAAGGCTTAATCCAGCTTTTACAAGCCTAAAAACTCTTAGCATAACATATCAGTCTGCAAAAGAAACACTTCTTTCTACGCCTGAAACTCTGCCAACATCTGAACCAGCCACACCTCAAATAGGCTATACTGTGGCTGAATCTGATTTTCCAACTTTCAGTTTTCAACTCTACCAAAGGATATTTGTCGGTGTTGTTGTCGGTGCTGGAAAGGTTACAACAGCCGCAACCATATCTTATCGAATGAAAAAGAACGGTTCAAGCGTTTATAACTCAACATTAAGCGTGTCCGCAAACTACTATTACACTATTATGGCATTTTTCCTTGATGTTAAAGCTGGGGACGTTTTAGAATTAGCCCTGTGGTCAAGCCAGTCGGACAGCAGCTGGGACTATAAGGCTTTTCAGGTGCAAGTCACCCGCATAATACCGTTCAATAAGCCTCGCCTACTAATGCCATGCAATTTTAAAGCCATGATATCGCAGCCAGCCTTATCCCTTGGAAATCCGAGTTTTTCTTTGCAAAACTTGCTCACTCAGCATCTTGACCAAACACTTTTCTCCATTTCAGCCGCCAAAGACATAGAGGTGATATACGCCAAAGACACTTATGGAATTTTCCGAATAAACTACGGCGACAACAGCTACTCAAACAGCGCGGCAACCAGAACAAGCTCGTCTTATAGGCCATATTACTACCGCAACGTCATTCCAACAAGCATTGTAATGCGAGCCCTCCGAACAGAGGGACAGCCCTAATGCCCGACATAACCGAATACGGCAACGTAATGCTCAACGGCTACGTGGACGAATTTGGGAGAAGGCGGATAAATGGGCTGCTGGAAGACGGAGTAAAAATATTAGCCTTATTCAGCGCGCCTATAATTAAGGTCTGGTCCAACTCGCTGGAGACCGTCAGCGTTTTTAGGCGTCCCAACCGCGCCATAAAGTTGGTTCAAGCTTTGCAGACACTGCACATGTGGGCTGTTACCATTCCAACAGTGATAATTAAACAATGGCTTGCAAGCGTCAATCTGTTTCATGCCCTTTACAGACCTGAAAGAAAAATTTTTTACGGACAAGCCTTAAAGGCATCGCATTTTTTCACGAAACCCTTGGTGGTTATAAGGATTCCCGCCTTCCTCAGCATAATCCATACTTCTAGGCGGCCTCAGCGTTTATTGAGGCTTCTTCAACAATCTGGCCTCATCCACACGTTCTATGTGTCGAAGCCAGGCGTTAAGAAAACAAGGCTTTTCCTAGTGATAGGCGAATTGGCTTTTCAGCTTTCAGGAGACTGAAACCTCATCTTGCACCGATACATAACATCCTCGTCTATTATATAGAATGTGTGCTCCTGTTTTTCAGCCATGTGCAATATTGGTTTTGCAAGGATTTCAGCAATTTTCGCCAGTTCCTTCAAATCCTTAACCGTTATGGTTGTCGGAGGCAGAGTTTTCGGAATCTCCAAAGTTTCAATGACCAAGTCCCTATAGGGCGCTATAACCTTCTCTAACGCTTTTCCAATTTTCGGCTTTGTCTTGGCATGGAAAAAGGTTGAGAAGGTGAGACCAGCCAAAGCCGCCGCTATCAATACATATGAGGCGTATCGCTGGCCGACAACCTCCTTATGGGTTAATTTTTCAGTCTCTACCAGTGAACCAGTCGAAGACTGGTGTAAAGGCTCAATCACTATGATTTCCCCCTTCTCGGTTTTCTGAAAGGAAACCGTTAGGGTTGGCGTGAATACGTGGAATATTTTCCCGGCGGTGGTGTTGGCTCTGATGGTGAAGGTTGGACTAATCTCCAAGGAGTATGCGGTGGTACTCGTCCCCCCAACTTCAGCGTCAATCTCCGCCTTCAACTGGTCTAGCAACGCCTTATCTATTGTTGGAAGGGAAATTTGGATTCGCGTCCGGCTGGTGATGTTTGGCTCCGTTTTGTCTATTTTATGGGTCCACGCTGGAGCCTTTAAGATCCGCGTGATAGTGTAGTTTATTTGAACACCGGTTAACGGCTGGTCAACATTGAAACTGAAGGTTAGGGTTAGGTTTATATGGCGAACAAGCCGCGTGTAGAGGGTTTGATATTCTGGACCTATCACGCTTTTATTTTCATACACGAGGTTTGGTGTCTTAATCAAAGCCAAATAATTGTAGTCCGCCGTGCCTTCATAGGTGCAAAGCGTTTTTGTTTTAGCCTCCTCTAAGGGGGTTTGGTGCACAACATAGCATGTCATAAGCGCAACGATGGTTAGAATTGCAAATATTGTTATAAGGGCTGTTGTCTTTTTGATTTTCCTCAAACTTTCACGCAGCCAATATTTTAACACTTTAATTTTGTTCTCTTCAAAAATATTTTGTTCCAAGGTTTCCGTATTAAAGAGCTTGTTATAGAAAACTTTCATTTAAATCTAGATTTTAAATCTAGCCTAAAAGTACTTATCTTCTTATAAGAGACGCCGCTTCCTTTATTTTGAGAGAGGGGTTGAAATTTTGCCAACAAAGCTTGAGAAGCTTCTGGAAGTTTTAGGCGATGGAGCTTGGCATCCCGTAGAGGAGGTTGCCAAAGCCTTAAAAATGCCATCGGAGCGATTCCAGCAAGTGATGAATTTCCTTTTGGACGCAGATGTAATTCAGCGCAATCCAGCCACAAACGAGGTTAAGCTAAACCAGAACTGGAAGACCCTCATGATTGGCAAAGGAGATGAGGATATGGAAAATTATGAGAAGCCAATCCGAGGTAAGGTGATTGGCACAATAATAGTTCCCCCTCAAAAGTGTGTGGTTATACAGTGCACCCAAATAACAAACCTTACAAACACAAGTCTAGAACTTGAAATTTGTGTGGATAGGAAAATTGAAGAAATAAACATAAACATGGTTTAGACGAAAAAGAGTTCATCTGCCCTTTGCAAAATTTTGAGGAGCTCCTTCCCCTTATCAGTTGTTCTAAATATGATTAGCCCACCCGGGTTTGAGGTTGTGCACTCCAATAAATTGGCTTTTAACATTTCCTTCAAATAGTTATTGAATCTTTCAAAGTTTAAGTTGCACTTATACATGAGCCTAGTTTTACTGGCTCCGTTTAAGGCTTCGCTTAAAATTTCGCAAATAATTTCCTTCTTGCTCCTTCTCTTCCGCTCCCCCATACCCATACTCTTCAATTCGAATTTGGAATCAGAACAGATTTGGGTAACATATTAAATGGCGGCAAGCCCTAATAAAATTAGCGGTTGACGATCAAATCACCACAGAAAAGCCTAAAAACAAACTTTTCAATTAAGAAGGTCTTTCTGTACCAAAGTTTAGTTTTAAATTTGAGTTGCGCTGTAAAGGAAAATCGGTGACTCTTGTGCTGGATAGGAAAATTGTCCTTTTAGGCGTTTTGGTTATGCTGTTTGCAGTGGCTGTGCATCGTGAGTTCTTGGCGGTTTTCGGCTGGGGCAACGGCGGCTACAGCATGGACCCCAACAACCCAAACTACGGGACGCATGACTGGATTGCTCATCACGCCTTGGATTGGCTCCCACAAGTCGAAAAACAGTTCATCCTAGAAAACCTTGCCACATACCTATATGGAACGGAGCTTCCAGACAACAAGAATGCCCCAGATGGAATAGGCGACACCACCAAGCATCACGTCTACTTTTTCGCCAACGGCTCCCTACAAGATGACATTGGGGCAGTGCGCGCCCAAGAGGAATATAACAACGCCTTAAGCCTTTACAAGTCTGGGCAAACAGTTGATGCTGTCAAGCGGCTTGGAATGATGACCCACTACATTGCAGACTTAGCCGTCTTCGGACACGTTATGGGCTCTGGAACAGACTGGGGCGCCGAAACTCACCACAGCGACTATGAGGATTATGTGGAGCAGAGAACAGACAACTATGATGACGATTTTAACATTTTCCTCCAATTTGACAGAAGCCTAGACATAATAACCGCCTACGACGCTGCGCTTAACCTTGCCTATGACACAACTTTCGACATTGACGGCGACCTAACATGCGTCTGGATGGACCAAAACTACAACTGGAGCGATCCAACCTTCAGAAACCGCCTGAAATGGTGAATCCCTAAACTTGGCAGTCAACCTCATAACAGACGTCTTGCATACCTTCGCAATGGAAACGGACAGCACCCCACCTCAGATAGGCATACCCATCCGCGAGCCTCAAGGCGATGTCCAAACCTTCCAAGAAGTGAAGATTTCTGTAAACGTCACAGACGCTGAAAGCGGAGTTGAAACAGTAATATTATCTTTCACAACAGATGGGGGCGCCACCTGGGAAAATAGGACGATGGACTTTAATGCTTCAACAAGCCTTTACGAGGCTTTCATACCCGGACAAGAGGCTGAAACAACGGTACAATTCAAAATCATTGCTTACGATGTTGCCGGGAACGTGGCGGTTTTGGAGGGGGAACCCTACTGCGTTTACGTAGTTGTTCCCGAGCTAAGGCTTATTCCCGCGTTGACATGTCTTGCCCTCGCGTCCACATTTTCATGCATCTTCAAAGTTAGAAGATTGAAAAGCCGGAAATAATGGTCCTTTTTGTTAAATGCTTAAATTTTAATGCTTTTATTTAAATATGGCTAAAATTTTTCCTTTTAAACGTGAAAATTGTTTAAATTTTGCCTTTTCACCTATAGTCTTTGGAGGCTGGGCTTGTTGGCAAGCGTCTCCGTTGATGATGTTAGGGATGTCCTAAACATAGGTGGCGCCGACATTCCAGACGAAAAGATTGTTAAGATGATTAAGAGGGCTGAGGTCGCCTTAGAGCTTGAGCTTGGAAGGGAATTGGACTACGCGGACTGCACTGAAGCCGAGAAGGAGGCTATTACGCTTTTGGCAGCCATATACGCCATCTGCTACTTGACTGGCGGCTCGGCTGTCGGCTTAAACTTCACTTTGGGCGACAAAAGCATAAGTGTACTGAATAATGCTCCGCCCCTAAATGTTTTGCAGGGCGAGTTGGAGCGGATTCTGGCTGTTTTAAAGCAGCCCTACGTTGGGAGGGTTTAAGCCCTTTGGGGAGTGTTCCAGAAGCCTATTACGCGTTTGTTATGGATTATGCGCCCTACGTTTATGTTGTTCCGCCAGACACTCCAGACCCTGAATGGGGAAGAGCCGTCTTTGCAGCAGCCTTTGCCATAGACTTCCTCTACGAGGCTTATTTTGCCAGGCAGTTTAGCAGCCGAAAAACAGCCATATACGAAAAGATTGTTTCGCTGGCGGATTGGATTTTAACCCAGCAGTGCACAGACCAGCAAAAGGAGGCTTATGGCGGTTTCAAATCCGCCGAAAACAGCACATACTATTACGCCATAGACGCTTGCCGCGTTATTCCATCGCTTCTTAAGGCCTATGAGTTAACTGGTAATAGTGGCTATTTGGAGGGTGCAAGGCTTGCTGGAAACACCTTCCTAAAGGCTATGCAGGACAAGCAGCCCTACGGCGGTTTTGCAAGAGCCGTTGATGTTGGCGGGAATTGGCTTTTGCAGTTGGATGTTGAATGCCTTTATGGGCTTGTTGGCTTAAAAATGCTTGCTGAGAAGTATGACGCTGCCAACGCGAGCCTATACCAAGGCATGATGGGGAAGGCTGTTGGCTTTCTCCGCGAGGGCTTTGAGGGCTTATGGCTTTACTACGACCCTTCTGATGGCAAGTGGCATCGTGTGGGCTTGGCGGAAAACGAGGTTTACGATGACTGTTTGGCTTACGCCCTTTTGGGCTTATACGCCTATGAGGGTTGGAGCCCCACGTGCCGAAAAGTTTACAGCTTCATTAACTCGATAGGGGCTTGTGGGCGTTATCCAGCCTACAACCCGGCCGTCTCATGGGCTGGCTACATAGACGTTGTTTCGCGTTCTCCAGCATGCGACTATTATGACTGTGTTACTGCCGGCATCTTGTCAAGCATCCGCAAATACCATGACAAGCCAAGCCTAGCCTACAGCGCCAAAATCATAGAGCGGCATACTGAAAACTTCATGTTCTGGGGCATAAAACACGCGGATTACAGCCCAGTCGAGAACAAGTGGGCTATGGCAACGGTCTGCTGGCTGGCAAAGCTCCTCCTCAACTACGAAGAGCCACTAACACGCTTCACACAAGTGCTTAGGGCTCATGGCAAATGGGTTACGCTCTACCCCGTTGTGGCTGCAGGCGAATCCACAGGCTACGGCGAAGGCATAGAAATCCAAGCCCTTATAAGCCCAGCCCGAGCCGACGAAGTTCTATTGGAGCCAGGCTTCGTCATAAACGACTATGTTACAGCCTACACTTTTACGCCCCTTCGCGTTCGGGATAAAATCCGAGTTGGCAGCACCGACTACGAGGTTTTGAGCGTTCAAGTTTTCGATTGGCGGGGTGACCCAGCCTATTACAGGGCTAGTTGTAGGAGGCTCAATGCATGAGCGATGCACAGAGCCCGGTTGAAGTTGTCGTCCAGTTGTTAGGCGAAAACATGCATGTGGTCAAGGAGGATGGCAGCCTAGCCAACATCCAAGTTAGCCGCGAATGGTTAAGCCAAGAGGCTTTGCAAAATGTTGATGGGCAAGTGACTGTTGGCTTGGCAGAGTGCCATGACACAAAACTTGATTTGAGCGGCAAACTTCGAAGACGCTTATGCACAATGCGGGTTAATGTTTGGAGTCGAGACCCGCTTATCCGCAGAAAAATGGTTGAAGAAGTAATGCGGGTTATCCGCGAAAACCGCAACAGTCCCGGCGGCTCTTTGGCTTATTTGGATGTGGTTAGCTATCGCGATTTGGACCGTGTTGATGTTAAGCCCTTCATTTACCGCACTGAGTTCTTCTTGAAGTCATGGGTATTCGAGAATCTGGGAGTGTGATGGAGCGTGAGGGAGAATGCCTGAAACCTATGGGGCGCATGAATGCCGCGTCTACTATGTAGTGGAAAGCACGTATGGGCAGACGCCATCCAACCCAGCAATGATTGGAGTAAATGCGGAAAACATTGAGCCTTCCTTAAGCCCAAGCCTAATTCAAGTGCGGGGTGTTGGCAGCAGAGACTTGGCGGCTCTAAAACGGGGACTGTTAAAGCCGACTTTGAAGGTTAGCCACATACTGCCCAGCGACGCGCCTATAAGCTTTATTCAGCATGTGCAAACCCTAAACAGCCTAAGCATACAAGTGCTCTACTATAAGGGTTTGTTTGCCTCAGCCACAGACATCATCAGCCTCCTCTACAAGGGCATGCGAATAGACAAGCTATCCATGGAATGCAGCATAGACGAAGTTGTTAAGGCAACCGTTGAGCTTATTGGACAAGACGTCACGGTTGGCACTGGCAAAATCACTGGAGCCACATACGCAGATTACGCCGGAGCAGTTCCCTACCACCAGAGCCTCGTCCAGCGAGGAGCAGCGGACGGCTCAAACTTGGCGGCTGTTGAGCGTGTAACCGACTGGAAATTCACCATTGAAAACAACCTTAAACCAGTGCCGGTCATCCGCACAACAAGTGGACACTTGCTCAAATATTTGCCAGCTCGCCACAGGGAGTTAAGCGGAGAACTAACCTTCGAGTTTGAAGACAAAAGCGAGTTCGACGATGTCATAAATGATGCGGAGTTCAGCCTAAAATTCGGCTTGGGCGGCTCAAACTATGCCCTTTTCAAATACTGCAGATGGGAAAATGTTGCGGTGCCAACCCGCATAGAAGACCTTGTCAGCCTCAAAGCCCGCTTCATAGCAAGAGACGTGGTGATAGTCTAATGCGAACAGAAACCGTCATAATAGGTGAAGAATTTGGAAGGGAGTACGCTGGCAAATACGTTTTCCAAGAACTTACGTGGGCTAAGCGCAGCCGCATCATCCAAAAACACACAAAATACCACCCACTAACGGGGCAGGTGCAGAGCAGCGACTACGTAGCCATCCAAGCCGAAACAATAATGGCTAGCCTTAAAGAACAGCCGCCCAACAAGCCCATAACATTGGAAAAGCTCCTCAGCGAAGAACCAGAAAAGGGCGTACCAATAGCCCTCGGCGAATTGTTCAGCCAAATCGTTAACCGCCTAAACAATGTCAGCCTTGAGGAAGCCGCTTTTTTATCAGGGCCATCAGACGCCAAAAGCCAAACCCAACGCTTACAGAGTTCCGCCTCTGCAAGGAGTTCGGCTGGACACCAAGGCAGCTCGCCCGTCAGCCAGCCAAAACCATCCAACAATTCATCGTCATCCTAAACGAGTTGGACAGGCAGGCTGAAGAGGAAAAAGCAAGAATGGAGAGGGAAACCCGTTGGCGGTTGAAATAAACATTGAAGTGGATGCCGAAGAGGTTTTGCAAGCCCTCCAACAGTTAGATGAGGCTGTGCTGAGGCATGTCCGCCAACAACTTGAACGTTGGGCTATGGAAGTCCGCGAGTACGCAAAAACTCTAGCCCCAACTAGGACGGGTTATTTGAGAAGCACAATTTACGCCAAGGTTCAAGAATGGACTGCCGAAATAGGTGCTGAAGCCTCCTACGCCATCTTCGTAGAGTTTGGCACCCGCTACATGCAGGCTCGCCCATACCTTTACCCCGCAGTTCAAGAGTTTCTGCCAACCCTTGAACAAATCATCCTCGAAGCCCTTGAAAGAGCAAAGGCGGAGGCGTGCTTGCCATGAGTTTCCGTGAAATAGCCATAACAGTTCGTGCCATAAACCGTGCAAGCAGCGAGTTTGCAAGAATCCAAACAGACGCCGAAGCCTTAGGCGTCCGCATTAGAAGCCTCGGCGCAGCCATGGCTGGTTTGGGTGCTGCTGGCTCTGCTGTTGTGCATTTAGCCCACCAGTTCGGCTTACTAAACAGTGAACAGACAAGAACCTTGGCAAGCTTCACCTATCTTGTCACCACAATCGGCGCGTTTATGCGCACCAGTTGGGGCGCCGCTGTAGCCCAGAAAGTTTACGCTGCTGCCTGCTGGATTGCCAACGCCGCCCAAAACGCCCTAAACATCAGCTTCGCCACGTTTCTGGCTTTGACAGGCGTTGGAATAGCCGCAATAATTGGTGCTGCTGCGGCTGTATCCTATTTCGCCAGTCAAATGCGCAATGCCACAGAATCCGTTAAAGAATACAACGAGGCTGCAAGCGGGCTTTACGCTGGTTTTGCCGGAAGAAGCATTCGCCGTGCTGGTGAAGAGGAGCTTTATAGGCGGGGAGTGGAATAGCCCATGAGCGTTGACACTCCAAAGATAGCTGTAGCCTTCGGACAGTATGGCATCCCCCAAGCCGACGTTATCGAGTGCAGAGTGCATCTTGGCTGCACAAAAGAGGTTAGCAGCTTTGAACTGCTACTGCAGAACTGGGACGGCAAATACAGCCCAAACGGTTCCATTCCACTGGCTGTCGGGATGGACGGCTCCATCTCTATTGGCAGAGGCGCGAATGTTCCGCAGATAATAACATGCCGCATTGAAAGCCTAAAATATGAATCCACGCCTGCGGAGCATTACTTGCGTGTTAGCGGAAGATGTTGGGGTGAACGCCTTTTCCGCCGAGTTTTTACCGGCACTTTTGAAAACATGAAGGGCGAAGAAATAGTCAAACATTTGCTGGATTATTATGTTGGTTTAAGCCACACGCGGGAAGGCGCAGAGCTTGTTGAAAGCACAGACACCACCTATGTTAAATTGGAATTTGCGAACACGCCAGTCTTCGACATTATTAGGCAGATTGCGGATTCAGCCGACAAAGGCGGCGTTATAGGCTACGATTTTCGTATAGCCCCCGACGGCAAATTCGAGTTTTTCAAGCGGAACAGCAAAACAAGCAGCATAAGCCTAACTGACCGCATTGAGGTAAGCGAATACAGCCTAGACATTCACCGCCTAAGAAACAAAATCTACGTTTACGGAGCAGCCGAAAAGAAACTGCCTTCAGACGCCAATGAGGACGGCTGGACGGAGTCCACAAGTGGCTGGTATTCAAATGGCACAATAGCCACTGAAACAAACCATGTGAGCGAGGATGGGCAAAAGAAATACACGGACTCCCTTTGTGTTTATGCTTATGGCGGTGGCACAACAAGCGAAATTTGGCTCTACCGCGAGATTGGCGGGTTAAAATTCAATGGACCAGACGGTTTTAAACAAATTAACACGTGGATTAACTGGACAAGGTATGGCAGTGTCCAGCCTACATCCGCCAAATGCGTTCTTTGGCAAACAGAAAATGACCGTTTCGAAATGGACATTAAGCCACTGCTGCCTCCTCAAGCCACTTGGGGCAAGCTTGTTCTTCGGACAGACCAGCCCACATGGGCAGTGGTGGGCAATGCTGACTGGCACAACCCGATAAACGCCATAGGCTTCTACATTACCCACACGGAGGGCTGCATCCCAGTTTTGAGGCTTGACCACCTGCACTTTTCAGACTGCCGCTATTCAGCAGTACAGGAAGACGCCAACAGCCAATTGGCTTACGGCTTACGTGAGTTGACGGAGACGGATGAGGAGCTTAAAAGCGACAACGAATGCCTTTTAAGGGCTAAAGCCCTCCTAGACTATTATAGGAGTCCGGCGGAACAATTAACCATAAGAAGCACGGTCATAGATTATGGCAGTACGCCAATTCTTGCCGGCGACAGGGTTTATGTTTCTCTTCCCAACGAGGGTATGAGTGGCTATTTCCGTGTTGAGGGCGTTGAATATCATGTGGATGCGAAAAACCAGACTTTGGAGGTAACCTTGAAGCTTGGTAAGGAGGCGCCACTGCTGGCTGATTACCTATACGCCTTAAAAAGCAGAACAGACCATTTAAGCCGTTATAAGGCTGGCGTTGTGAGGGTTTGA